ATCTTTATACTGGCGTGAGAGGAACACCATATCGAATTCCAAATGCTGAATGGTCGGATGTAGCACAACTACCGACTGAGAGATTTATTGACATGAGGGGAATACCTGTTCCACGAAGTCGAGTTTACAACACAAACTAATGGCAATTAAAAAAAGTAGACCGTATGAAATAAATGGAGAAAAAGTCGCTTTCGAGTTCGAGGGCGGTAAAATAATTGGTGTAAAAAAACAAGATGAAAATGGAGTATTCAAACCAGTAAATCCAAATACGAGTGAATTTGGTGATCTTGCAGCCACAGATGAAGCGTTAAATGCATATAATGTTGCGAAATACACGTCAGCCAAGAATTCATATGAAGATACAGCCGTACAAGAAACCGCATCTGAGTTACAAAGTCATTTTCAAAAAGAAGATAAGAAATTAGCTAATGAACAATTCTTAGAAGATAACACCTTAAACAAAGATTCAATCGCATTCACAACTCCCAAAAGTCCAAAATATAAGAAAACAAAAACTGGAGGATCAAGTGATTTAATGGCATATCCACTTGATATTGACCTTGACCAAGATCACTTTAAAATTACAAGATATAATTATGTTAGACCAGATATTAACCAAAGTAAACCAAGAAGAACACAAAAATCCCTTTATGGACTAAGAAGTCACAATGTAGCGGGTGATAGTGTGATAGGTAGTAAAATTGCAGGTAGCATCATACTACCAATGCCTAAACCAACTGATGTAAACGGTGCAGAGTGGGGGAAAAGTGAGTTAACAGTCACTGGATTAGCAGCTCTTGGTGTTGCTAGAGCAGCAAGTCTTGGTGGAAGATTAACAGGAAAAGATGCTCAACAGAGATTTGAAGATAGAAGAGCAAAAATGGCTGCTGGTAGACCTGGCGATGTTGATATTCTTGGAAGAGTAAAAACATTCGGTCAAGCGACTTATGCTCAGACTTTAGCAAACATGGCGTCAAACATGGCTGGAACTGAGATTGATACCGATACATTTTTGGCGAGAACTGGTGGTAAAGTTTTGAATCCTAATGCAGAAATATTATTTCAAGGGCCTGTAATTCGAGATTTTGCTTTCTCTTTTCAAATGGTTGCAAGAAGTGAGGAAGAGGGTAGAGAAATTAGAAAAATAATCAAATTTCTAAAAATGGGTCTGGCTCCAAAATTTAATAATACAGTATTTTTGGAAAATCCTGACGTATTTACCTTACAATATAAAAATGGTAGTCAAGATAACGATTTTATAAAAAATGTAAATCAATTCAGTCCAGGCGGTCTTGCATTAACAACCATGAACGTTGATTATGCTCCAAGTGGATATTGGTCTGCATATCGGGATTCACAACCTGTTTCAATTAAGATGGATCTTAACTTTACTGAACTTAGACCACTTTATCAACAGGATCATGAAGAGACTCCAGAAGACAGCGTAGGTTACTAATTATGACATACTCAGGATCACCAAATAGTTATTTTCGTCAACTTCCAGACCTTGATTATCCATCATTGTCAAATGATCGGACATCTGCTTACGATTATAAAATTGTAAAAAATATATTTAAAAGAGCTGTCTTGCGTGATGACATTTTTGATGAAGTTACAGCTTTCACAAAATATTCCATAGAAGGGGATGAAAGAGCTGATCAAGTAGCATATGATTTTTACAAAGACTCTGGATTAGACTGGGTTATCTTGACAACAAACAACATTGTTCATGTCAGAGATGAGTGGCCAATGTCAAATCGAGATTTTTTAACTTATTTGAATTCAAAATATACAGCTCAAGAATTATCAAATATTCATCATTATGAAACTAAGATTTTAAGAAATTCAAGAGGACAATTGATACAACCAGAGGGTTTAAGAGTTCCAGAAGGGCACTCTATCACGTTTCTTGATAATGGCGTTTTAAGAACAGAATCTCAAGTAAAACAAGTTACATTTTTAGAACATGAAACTAATTTAAATGATGCAAAAAGAGATATTAATGTTTTAAAATCTGAGTATTTAGGTTTATTTTTAGAAAATTTCAGTGAAATTATGACTTATCAAGAATCGAGTCAATTCATAAGTGATGATTTGAAAAAAACAGAAAATCCAAGACTTATATCACCATAAAAAAGAGGTCGTAGAAACGACCTCTGGCGTAAAAAATGGCCCGAAATTTTTTTCGGGTCTTTTTGTATTTTAATAGCGATTTTTAGCCACCG